ATCAACAAGCAAATAGATGCTTTTGCAAAACTGAATAACGAATACATCGCACAAGAGCAAAAGGTAGAATCGTTACGCCAAAAGGTAGAATCCTATGCAAATCAGCGCATCCCAACCGCAGAATACAAGAAAATACAGGACGAGATAGAAACGACTACGACAAAAATGAATCAACTCATAAAGGCTCAAGAGTGGTTTGTTTCTAATGGTGGAGATATCAATTCTAATATATATAGAGATCAGCAACGTACTGTGGATGAGTGGTCAAATTCGATCGAAAACGCTAAAAATAAATTGGCTGATTTAGAAAAAAGTGGCAAAGCGTTTAAAGAAATTAAGAGTGCAGAAGCTCCGCAAGCCGAAGTTGAAAAACTTGCTGTTGCGGAAAGAAGACTTGCTGATATGCAGAACCGATTAAACACATCGTATTCTGGCATTAAAAGCAAACTGGCAAGTTATGGTACTGGTTTGGTTTCCTTAAAAGAAAAACTTTTTGGAGTGAACAGCACTAATAACAAAACTGCAAATTCCAATTCAAAACTGAGTAGGTCATTTAAAGACGCTAGTAAATCAGCCGGATCAGCAAGAATGAGTATCGGAAGAATGCTTACGATGTCTCTATTGTTTAGCAGTGCTTTTCGAATTCTTAGTGCTCTTACACAAGGAATAATAGGTGGATTCAATAATCTTGCTCAATATTCCAAAACCACAAACGCAAATATATCTACTTTGTGGGGGAGTCTTATCAGATTGCAAAATGCATTTGCTACAGCTTTCAGTCCGATTCTGGAAGTTGTGACACCGATACTGTCACGATTCATTGACCTTATCAGTACAGCCATAACCTATGTAGGAATGTTTTTCGGGTATCTTGCCGGGAATAAAACATACACAAAGGCACTGGCAGTACAAAAAAATTATGCTGCCAGTCTGGACAAGACCGCCAAGTCTACGAAGAAAGCCACAAAAGCAGCGAAAGACTACTTGTCACCGCTCGATGAAATTAATCGGTACACAACAAATAAGGATACCGACACAACACCGTCTGGATCCGGTGCAAACGGAACACCGATCAGCAAAATGTTTGAAGAAGTTCCAATAGATGCACCGCCGATTTTCGAAAAAATCAAGGATGTACTGGGGCAGATATTCCAACCATTTAAAGAAGCGTGGGAACGTGAGGGGAAAAACACGATTGATGCGGCCAAGTATGCATTATCGGAACTTGGAACACTGGCAAAGAGTGTCGGCAGTAGTATGTTGGAAGTCTGGACGAATGGTACAGGCACACAGATACTGTCTACCATGTTACAGATCGCACAGGGACTGCTTACAACGGTCGGGAATATCGCAAGGCAATTAGATATAGCTTGGAATAAAAATGCCGTAGGAACGGCCATTATACAGGCTATAGCAGATGCTTTCCAAAAGGTACTTGATATCATCAATCGTCTTGTGTGGGATACGGCTCAGTGGTCGGGATCATTGAACTTTTACCCGTTACTTAATTCGATTAAGAATCTGTTTGAATCCATGTCACCGCTGATAGAAGCTATTGGAAGTTTCTTAGAAAGACTGTATACGAATATCATTTTACCAATGCTTAAGTTCTTGATAGAAAATGGTCTTCCGGCACTTATTAATGTACTTGCTGGCTTGTTTAATTTCCTCGGTGAACATCAGTGGATTGTTGATGCCATTGGGACAGCATTAGTTACAGCGTTTGCTACATCGAAGATAGTTCCTTTAATTGCAACTATATCAAGCGCAGTTCTTGGATTTGCTGGACACATAGGAACATTAATTGACATTTTAAAAGGCGGTGGTGGATTAATTGGCGTTATCGGTCAAGTAGTTTCTACGTTTGGCATTGTTCCTATTGCAATAGCAGCAGCAATAGCAGCAATCATATTAATAGCTACTCACTGGGATCAACTTAAAGCTGTAATGTCAAAGCTTATAGACTGGATAAAAGGGGTATTTGCCGTTGATTGGAATGCTCAACTCGGAGTATTGGGCGAGGGAATAGAAGTTTTATTAAGTACCGTGAAAGGTGTTTTTGACAGTATAAAGCAGATATGTTCTGGATTTATCTCATTCTTTAAATTAGTTTTTACAGGCCAATTCAAGGCTGCCGGAAAAGAATTATTGAACATTCTTCGAGCCGAAGCAAATATGATCTATTCGATATTCAAAACCCCAGTCAATGAGGTTATTGCTTTGTTTAATGCAATGGGACAGACGATTGTCAAAGCGATTAATAATCTGATTGATGGATTGAATCATATTAAGGTGCCGGATTGGGTTCCAGGTATCGGTGGTAAAGGAATCAATCTTTCTCATGCGAACTTCACGAGGGTTCCTTACCTTGCACAGGGCGCAGTTATTCCGGCCGGAAATCCGTTCTTGGCGGTTCTTGGTGACCAGACAAAGGGAAACAACTTGGAGATGCCGGAAAATCTGTTAAGAAAAATCGTAAGCGAAGAAAGTGGCAAAGGTACAGGAATGATAAAACTTGTGGTAAATCTGGACAGCAGAACGGTACTTGAACAACTTATTAATACAGCAAAAGAAATGCAGATGTCCAATGGACAGAATGTATTCGAACTTGGGAGGTAGGTAAAATGGCACAGCAAGTGATTAAGATTAATGGTCGGACTATTCATCAGCCAGACACATTCAAATTCAGCTTTGCCACTACCTCTACAGAGGGAACAGAGCGATTAATGAGTGGCGTTATGTGCAATGAACCGATGTTCACGGTAGAATCTTACACTTATGAGGGAAGTGACATAAGCATATCGGAAATGGCAAGCCTTTTGCAGATGATTGTAAATCAAAAACAGGTGCAACTATATTATTTTTCCGTGTATTACGGAAGATGGAGAGAAGCACCGTTTTACGTCACACAAGGAAGTGTAGATATCGGGACATTAAAAGAGGGAGAAGAAAAGTACAAATCCCTTAGTTTTAACATAATCGGGGTGAATCCACTATGATACACATTAGCAATGCATATAAGAAAGCTATATACGGACGTAGTGACTGGTATCCATCTGCAAGGGTTACTTTCTTGGATGGCACAGTGTTAAATCTTGGCCGATCCGAATTTTTAATATCTGGCAACAACATTGTTGATGGAGCTGGTACACAAAGCTTGCCACTCGGTAATGTTGTGTCCAGAAAAATCACAGTAAAACTGTACAACGCAGATGACAGATATAGAGTTCATAGCTTTCTCGGTGCAAAGATAACATTGTATAAGTCAATTAGCACGGATATAGGTGATCTGACTATAAAAAGTGGCACTTATACCGTAATTGACCCGGAAAGCTATGGGGATACTGTAAGCTTTTCAGCTTATGACGATGCATACAAACTTGACAGAGATTATACCACACATTTAACGTATCCACTCAGCCTAAAGGATATTCTGAAAGATTCTTGCAGAACGTGCGGTGTGCAGATGGATGTTACTTCGTTTTCTGATGATAACATCATGGTAAAGGAAAAACCTACAAATACCACTCACAGACAGGTGATCGGATGGATTACAATGATTGCTGGCGGTAATGCGTGGATGAATGCAGATAACCATTTACAGATTTCACAGTATGATATGTCTCTTTTTGATAATATTGCGGACATTGACGGTGGATGGTTTGACGATCCGAGACAGAATTATGACGGTGGTCAGTTCGAAACAGACATGATATCAGAAAAGTATTCAACTTATGCGGATATGTCTGGCGGTACATTCTCAGAAGACATTAGCGAGTATTATTACGACGACTTGGATTGGAGTTCCGAAAAATATTCAAGCGGTTCGAATGTTGACGGTGGATGGTTCGATGATGGATTGGAACTTCTTACAGATGATTCTTATGGAATTATGTACAGGTCTGTTGAAAGAAAGCAGAGAAATACATATCAACTGATAGGGAAAAAAGATAACCTGTTCTTGCTTAAAAGCGGGAATGTGCTTGGAGTACATTCGGTAGATGTAGAAGAAGCAAGTGGATACATTCTGACGGATGCCACGAACGTGTATACAAGCGGTGACATTTTGGATGATGGTAATTTCAAATTGGTTGATAATTTCCACTTTTTAACCCAGTGGAAGACTGGGTTGACAACAGGAGTAGAGCCTATAGTTATCACAGGAATCCAAACTACAGAGGATGAAAAAACGTACACATATGGTTCTGAGGGATACATATTGAGTATAGAGAATTCACTGATCAAAGATAAGAGCTTACTGGTTAATACAGTCGGAGCAAAACTTACGGGCGTATCATTTATGAATTTTTCCGGCGAACATCTTTCTTATCCTCTTGCAGACTTTATGGATCTTGCCTATGTTATCGACAGGAACGGAAAAGTAAACAAAACCATCTTGACTGATATTACTTTTAACTTCCTCGGGTTTACTTCGCTGAAATGTTCGGCCGAAAATGCAATCAGAAATAGCAGTAAGTACGTGACTTCTGAAACGAAAGCAATACAAAAGGCCTCTGCAATGGCTGATAAAAAAATCAGCAAATACGATGAAGCTGTTCAATCTCTTACGGCTTTAATGACGCAAGGTATGGGATTTTTTAAAACGGAAGAAGTTCAAGATGATAAATCCATTGTATTTTATCTCCACAACAAAGAACGGCTGGAAGATTCGAACATTATCTGGAAAATGGTCGGGGATGCTTTTGCGGTATCTACAGACGGTGGAAAAACGTGGAATGCCGGACTTGATTCTAACGGAAACGCAGTAGTTAATGTACTTTCTGCCGTAGGTATTAACTGCGATTGGATACATTCTGGAACATTGACACTTGGCGGTTACAACAATACGAACGGACATTGCGTTATTGAAAATGCTGACGGAAAAGTCGTTGGGACATTGGGAGTAAACGGATATTACTCAAACGATCCTAAAGATCAATATGCTATACGTGTAAATAACGGGCAAATTGATGTATACGGAAGTAAAGGTGCACTGGTTGGAACCGTAAAGTATGTGCAAGGCACTGGTGATGGAAGTGAAGGAATAGAAATGTATGTGCATAGCGGTAATCGCTATTCCGCTGTTAGTGTAAGCACTAATGGACGGACAGCAATATGGGGAGATTCCGTTTTAGTTGCAACAGACAAACTTATTACCGGAGGTACACAAGCCAAAACTGGACGTGCGGTATTTTCTGATGGAAGTTATTTGGATTATCGAAACGGTTATTTAATCGGTGGCAGAACAGCAAGCGGTACAACATTTTAAGGAGACAGCATATGACAAAAACAGAAAGTGCGGTTCAATGGGCTATCAGAATAGCCAACGACAACAGACATGGCTACAGCCAAGCGAACCGGTGGGGGAATCCAGACTATGATTGCTCATCACTCGTAATATCTGCATGGCAGCAAGCCGGAGTTCCAGTAAAATCAAATGGAGCTACTTATACGGGAAATATGTACAATGTTTTTCGTGCTTGCGGATTCACGGATGTAACGGCAAGTTGCAACAGAGCCACTGGTGCTGGAATGCAAAGAGGAGATGTACTACTGAATGTTAGGTATCACACTGCAATGTACATCGGTGGTGGGCAGATGGTACAAGCATCATCTACAAGAGGACATCCAGAAGCCGGGGATCAGACGGGAACCGAGATATGGGTGTGCAGATATTATAATTATTCGAGAGGATGGGATTACGTTTTACGGTATACAAAAGGCGGTTCTGCTGGCGGTGGAGGGACACCGACACAACCATCTGGTGTTTCTCTTGTAAGATGGATCCCTGGATAGAAAGGAGAAAATATGGCTATACAGATGCGTAGGGGACTACTTGCAGATTTTGACGCAAGTAAGATGCTCCCCGGTGAATTTGCGGTAACTATAGACGAAGTGGCCGAAAACCAAAAAGTATTTATCTGTTTTTCAGCCGGAACATTTAAGACGTTGGCTACAAGAGAAGATTTTGAGCAAGACTTGGCGAATATCCAACAGGCTATCGAAGACGCAAGAGAAGCGTCAAAGACAGCGAATGAAGCTATCGACAAGGCTAACCAAATCATAGCCGGAAAAGTCGGAATCGATGATACACAGTTGAGTGGATCTACAGTGTATTCTTCAGAAAAGACAGATCAGCTGTACGTTAAAAAAACAGAATACGACAAACTTGTTGAAAAAGTAAACTCTTTGGTAAGCGATTTGTCGAATGCTCTAGTAAGTAGGTGATAGTATGGACCAGATATACATTGAAGCGTTGAACGAAGCGAAAACATTGTCAGATAGTGATTACTTGCTCATAGAAACAAGCACAGAAGATCTAAAGATTTCTATCGAGACTTTAAAACAACTTCTTTCCGTTGCTACAGCGAATAAATTAACAAATCCGTTTGAACTAACTCTTTCCGGCGATGCTGCAGGGACAGCAACTATAGACGGCAGTGAATCTGTTGATATTGATGTGTCTCAAATCAAAGCAACTTCGCTGAAAAACGATATTAAAATCAATGGTACACCGTTTGATGGGCAGGACGGAATAGTAACTGACCAATGGGGGAAAGAAAGACAGATCACTATCGGTGGATGCAGTAGAAGCGTAAATGGCGAATCTGATATTGAATTCCCGGCAAACGAAGTCTTTTCAGGATCTGGACAGCCTTACGTCCCGACCGCCGGTGGAGCTATGACAGGAGATTTAAAAAGAAACATTAATGATGCTGATTATACTGTTTACAGTGCTACTACAGAAACGACAGAATCTGGAACGTCTGTAAATATTGAATTTGGAGATGTTAATGCAAATCCATTCATACTCGGATTAAGCCAGCCAATTTGGAACAATGGCGTAAATGTAAAAAAACTGCTTACAGAGGACGATATTTACGAGTTAGAAAGACGTATTAATGAATTAGAAAGTATGGATACACAAACATTTAAAAATCCGTATAAAAACAAGACAATTGTAGCATTTGGCGATAGTATCCTTGCTGGATGGGGATGGAAAGAGGGAACAGGAATCATCCAGCCGTTAAAAGAAAAGTATACAGATGCTACGTGGATCAACAAGGCTGAATCCGGGGCGAATATGGCAGTAACATCCAGTCCGGCACATACACCGATTGTTAATCAGATTACATCGTACACGGGTGCTGCGGATGCGATTATTCTGGATGGTGGCGTGAACGATAAGAATAATGGACTTCCTATCGGATCGATTGAGACTAATTATGATGCATCATATAACACAAGTACATTCTGCGGTGCATTGGAAAGATCATTGCAATACATCATGGACAGGTATCCTCTGGCGGTTAAATTATATATTATTCCACATAGTTTCGCAAAAGACAACTCTTACGTGGACAGTATCTATTCAAAAGCGATTGAAATCTGTGATAAATGGAATATGCCATATCTGGATATGCGTGTATACTCACAAATCGCTATGACATCGGTGAATAAAGGAAAATATACCTACAACCCAAACAGTAAGAAAGGTGACGGTGTGCATCCGAACGAAACATGGTATCGTACATTCTACTGTCCAGTAATCGACCAGGCATTACAGTATCAGGGCATTGGCTCTATTACAGCGTCCGAAGCACCAGAGATTGTAGCGGTCACAGGTGTTAAGCTCGACCAGATGACATTAACGCTGGATGCCGGAGATTCTGCACAGCTTACAGCTACGGTGTCACCGGGCGATGCAACTAATAAGTCGGTTACATGGAATGCAAACAACAGCAATGTATCTGTATCTGGTGGCAAGGTTACAGCCAAGACAGCTGGTTCCGCAGTCGTAACCGTAACTACAGCGGATGGTGGATACACAGCACAGTGCAACGTTACGGTTAATGCAAGTACAGCAATAGACCACACGGAACTTACAAGCCTGAGCTTGGATGGTAATTGCTATTTTGACACAAAAATCTTACCAGACGAAAATACCAACACGAAAGCAAAATGGAACTTACAAAGTGGAACTACATACATTGCTGGGGCAATTGATGATAACTACAAATTCGGTTATACATGCACGGATAACTTCTATGCAGTGCGTGGAACGGTAAATAGTTCGCCAAAACCGGCAAGCTATTGGAACGGAGACTGGATTATTAACCAGACGGGCGTAAGTTATCAATTTGGAGACACAACCGTAGCTACCGATGCGATAGATTCGTTCAAGCTTAGCAGTCCGTATTATCTTGGAAATATGAGTAAGAACAGCACACCATCCGGAACAGGTGTAGTGGGCAAGATCTACTATGCACAGATCTATTCCGGGGATACCTTGGTAGCTGACATGATCCCGGTTAAGAAATCGGATGGCACTCTGTGCCTGTACGACAAAGTACGAAAGAAATATATCTACAATGATGGAACAGGAACTGTAACAGAATAGGTGGTGACAAGATGAACAATATTACTGGTGGGGACTTTCCTGAGGCCGTAGAGATACAGTTTTCCTTAAACGAAAAGAGTGGTAGCGTAATAACAAGGATAGGAACAACAACGGACAATGGATTGTTAGGGGAGGAATAAAAATGAAAGATGTAATACAGAAAACACTAACAGCCGATACGAAGACAGAATTTGAGAGAGAAAAGGAGTATGATGCAAATGCCTAATGAAAATTTAAAAGCTCAGAAAATATACGGAAAATACATAAAAGAACTTCCACAAGTTACAGAAGTAAATGATACAGATGATATCATCGTGGAAGATTCTACACCGATTACAAATCGAACAAAACTTGGTGTTATTTTCGATACGGTTAAAAGCAGAATCGCATCTACGTGGAAGTTTTCAGAATTAGGGAATAAAACAATTCTGACATATATTACGGAATTAAAAGCAAAAGCCCCAGTATTTGGCACGACGTCTCTTATCGAAACACGTGCAAATAGTTACAAAGATACTACTGTAAAATTCGGAAAAACTTTTTCAAAGGCTCCGACTGTACTTGTATCTCTTTCCGGTGGATCGCAAAATACAAAATCGTTCGGAGTACAGGTTTTAAGTGCGACCACCAGTAGTTGCGTTATTCGCACTGTTAACGGAAACAATTCAAGTGTGTCTATTATTGTTAACTGGTGCGCGCTAACTTAAAAATGTGGGGAACATTGCCAGTCGAAAAATATGAGATGATTTCCTTATCAAACAGGAAAGGAGAAAAAATATGGCAGCTATGAGCGAAGAAACCATTTGCGAAGTAGTCAAAAGCTGTGCCTACGGATACACTGTAGACGAATTGGCAGAACACTACGGCATGGAAAAAACAGATGCAGAAAAGTTTGTGAAAGATCATGCATCAGAGATTACAGAAACGAAAGAACACTTAAAACAGGAGGGATATATTGAATAGGATAGTCGATGTTTCTGAACATAACAGGAACATCGACTGGGCGAAAGTAAAAGCATCCGGCATTGTAGGTGCTATCATCAGATGCGGATATGGACAAGATCAGACAGGACAGGATGATAAAAAATGGCTGAGAAATGTATCTGAATGTGAGCGTCTTGGCATCCCATACGGTGTATATCTGTATTCTTACGCAAAGACTACAGGTGCGGTACGGGGAGAAATCAACCACGCATTAAGACTTTTAAAAGGACATTCTCCGGCATGGCCTGTATATTTTGACAGCGAACAGCCTGGAACACAGGGTGTTGCGAGAGCCAACGCAAAAGCATTTTGTGACGCAATGGTGGCACATGGCTATAAAGCCGGAATCTATGCGTCTACATCTTGGTATAAGAACTATATCGGTCAGACATGGGGATATTCTCTGTGGATTGCATCTTACGGATCTAAATCCGCCGGAGTAGACGGAATTGATATGTGGCAGTACACATCGAAAGGCTCTATTCCTGGAATCCCTGGAAATGTAGATGTAAACTATGTCTATAAGGACTTGGGCGGTATGGTAACTCCAGTACAGAAACCGACTGTAGCACCGGCACCTAAACCGGTAGATGAATCTTGGAAAGGTGACAAGCGTTATTATCTTAACAATTCCCGCGTTGGGGAATGGCAGAAAGCCATGAACAAAGGGTTTGATACTAACGCACTGTCTGTTGATGACAAATTCGGTGTCGGCTCACAGAATTTTGCTAAAACGCATATCTTATGGTCGGGACAGACGCACAACTGTATCACGGCTATTAGATGGCTGAGACGCACCCTCAGAGACGTATATGGCTTTACAAAGCTGTCTTACAATGGGGGGTGGACAGACTATCTTGGTAAGTGCGTAGAAGTATTCGAGCGAAACAGAGGACTTACACCGGATAGAAAAGTAGGACTTATCGTAACCTACTGGCTCTTATCCGGCGTTGTGAAATAAGATAAGAGCAAATATTCTTTACATACAATACCAAAAATCCCACTACTGTTTTCTCGCCAGTAGTGGGATTTTGAATTATTTATTAATTACATATTTTATATCTTTTGTTGACCAAAAATCCGGCGCAACATTAATTTCGAAACTCTTAAAATCTGTAGGTACTTGATATACGATGATTCCATTCATTTTCTTTCCGGAAGCAACTGATCCGTCTAATTGCGTTTTCCCCTCTGCTTCTGGTGCTTGCTGTCCGAGAATGTCTTGATTCAACGAATAATCATCACAATAAGCTTCAAAGTTCGCTGCAGAACTGATATTGATATCTTTTGAAGAATTGTTTTCAATGTTAAATTCCAGTATCAAAAACTCTTTTCCATCATCCGGTTTCACATATTCACTTCCGGCTGATTCCATAGAACTTACTAATGTTACATTAACGTCTTTAAGAGATACTGTTTCACCTACCTGAAATTCTTTTTTCTCATCCACTGTTCCCGATTGAGAACTTTTATCGTTTTGACCAGAAGAAGTGCTTACTTTTTTAGGTTCACTTTTGTCTCCTCCTGCCAACGATCCTATAGCTCCAATTACTACGAATACTCCGAACACTATAAGTATAGTTTTGAGACATCCACCTTTTTTCTTTTTCACTTTAATTCCTCCCTCATTATATAGTATGCTATGATTATATTCTATTAAGTATTTTTCTTTTCTTTTCTTCGAATTCTTGCTTATTGATTGCTCCACAGTCAAGAAGTTCTTTCAATGTTTTTAACTGATTTAGATCATTTACAATTTCTGCGGTAGATTCTGGTTTTTCACTTATCTTTTTGTTTAGAAAATCCATAAATTCTTTATATCTTTTTTTGTAATCTTTTCCTACAACCGAAAGAAGTAAAGAATTTGGATCATTTTTAACCGCCTTCTTCCAGCCTTTGTCCATCCATTTTATTTGCTTGGCCTGTTCTCCCGGAATTATAAATTGTATATATCCAGGCCCCCACCAAACACTTGGTTCTTTGCATGTTATACCACTAATGTTTTGATAATAGAATTTTCTCCCTTGTTTTCGAGAATCTGTTACATACATAGGAATAATCTCTACATATTCATCACAAGCAACAAGTTTCCCGAAAAAGCTATCTAATTCCAAGACCTTTTTATTCTGCATATAAGTACCTCCGCATACATAGTATGCTATCTTCTTAATACCGCAATCACAACTCCAAACCTTACCCATTGTTCCATGTCTTCAAAACTATTCGGATCAACTTCTATGACATCACCGAAGCCGTTGATCGGGACTAACTTTGTCTTACTTCTCTGTACATACCGCCTTATATACGCACGTCCTGTTTCTTTGTGTATAATAATCACGGTATCACCGTTTCTTGGTACTCTTTTGGATATGCAAATGATATCACCCTTTACATATACAGGGAGCAAGTGGTTGCTCGTTATCTTTATACCACAATGTAACGTCTCACCGTACTTTTTTATGTATTCCGGGCAGTATATCCGTTCTTCGTGTGAGGAATCCAATATCATACCGTCAGCCATCTCACCAGTTGGGCATAGAACATCCAACATGTTTTCTGGATCCGTTTCCAGCACTTTCATAGAGAGTTCATAGTCCATCTTACCAAGAATATACGCACGTTGCCTGTCGGTCAATTGCCTGTACTTTCCCAATACCTCGTATTCCTTAGAAGAACACCCTAAGAGATCAGGGATAGGTTTGTGCGTTAGTTCCGACAACCTTAGTGCTAAGAAAACGTCAAGATTATTAGTCTTCCGTGAAATGATGTTTTTGTATGTGGACACAGACACACCCAGCATCTTAGAAAAGAGAACTTGCGTAAAATCAAGGCTTTTCCGCTCTTCTTCGATGTTATGTGCAAATTTATTCAACATTTCCTCTTTTGTTAACATTATGTCACATCCTGTCGAAAAGGCTAATATCTTGGCTATTTTTCATTCTTTTTAATAAGAAAAATACGATATTTTAGCCAACATCTTGACTATAGTTTCGAGTTATAATCTATATAAATATTACATGTATAATTATAAAATAAAAATGGCACTTGTCAAGCCATTGATAGGAGGTAATCTAATGGGAAAGGACGAAATGAACAGCAAGAGCAGCAAAACATGGACTGATACTTATGAAAACGAAATCAAGCGGATGATAAAAGGCATCCGTGACCCTCGCTTAATGCGGTACATCTATCTTATTGTAAAAGATGCTATCAGTGAAAACATTGACAGATAGCAAACATATGTTCTACAATGTAGGTAATCGCTACTGGAATGAGGTGTCGGGATATTGGAGGGATTTATGTGGACGAAATTAAATGGTATCAAGAAGAAATAACGAAAGTTGTAAACGGTCAAAAGAATCTTACGTGGTTAAAGCTTGTATATATATACGTAAGTCGATTAAAAAAATAAGTAAAAGAAAAGTCAAGGGTTTGCGCATTGCCCTTGACTTTTCTTTTACTTGTCTTCTGAAATCATGTCAATCAGTTTTTCTAGATTATCCCACCCGTCAGAATCTAATTTTGATAGAGCAGCTACTAATCTATATTTGAAATTAGATTCATCCATACTTTGAATATCTGCCAACATCGCAGTGATTTGTTCGTCTTTTGTTTGGGTGGCAAACATTGGATTCTTGCCACTTCTGAACCATTCTTCTCTAACTGTTTTTCCATTCCAATTTTCCAAACAAATTATTCTGAAAATTTTGTCTGTAACATCACGATCTCCTTTTTCTATCTGAGATAAATATGCTTGCGCAACGCCGATCCGTTCTCCAAAAGTTTTCTGATTCATTTCAAGAGCTAATCTCAATTCTTTTACTCTTTGGTTTATTGACTCCATGTCGCACCTCCTTTCTGCATATAAATGATAACATAAAAATATCGCAAATGCAATATCTTTCTATTGACAAATAATTGCAAATGATATATTATGATATTGCAAACGAAATACAGGAGGTGATAGCAAAAATGAAAAATAAAATTATTGAATTATCAGTAATGGCGGTATTCTTTATCGTTATTTCAAGGAAATTTGACGATGTAGATAAAAAGCTTATGCAGATTAAAGAAAGTTACAACATTACCGGGAAAAAGCTTACTTATTAAGTTCAATAATTTCTTTTACTAAATACTCAACAAGAATCGGGATTGATTCGTTTATTGCTCTTGACATTGCAATATCAGCACCGTATTTATCCAGATATTTTTCGTAGCAATCAGAATAAGATTTCTTGTAAAGCCCGATTGCCGAATCTGATATCATCTGTGCCAGTTTTTTAGAATCGATTTCCATTATAAGAGCACCTCCTTGGTATTGATACAAGGAGTATAGCACAGAAAGGAAGTGAGTGCATGAGTGAGAAAGAAAAAAAGATAGTTGAGAAGATTAAAAAGGCAATGCCGAACTTATCCGAATTTGACAAAGGCTATTTTCTCGGCAAAGTAGAAAGTCTGGCAGATGAAGCAGAAAAGAAGCCGGACACTCCGGCGAAGAAAACATAAGGGATGCCGGAACCATAACAATTAAATACAGGAGGTGATAGCGTGGAATACAGTCCATTAGGCAATGGAAAGCCAATATCCCAGAGAACACACGACAACTGTGTAGAAACTACTTTCGAAAGAACGAACGGATTAAAGTCGGAATACGAGATTTACGTAAACTGGATGAATCCGAATCAGTTAGCAGAAGTTTCATTTCAGTTGCCTTTCCGCGATTGGCAGAGACTTGAAAAGTCTGAGGTTTGGAAAAATCTGGATGAATTTCTGGCGGGAGTTCAAATCGAATATATTCCGAAGTACCACCGAGCCCCACCAATTGTAGCGGAAAAGGTTGTGTATAGAAGTCTGTTAGGTTCCTTAATCGCATTCGTTCGTGATAAATTGACTCGCCAATAGCACGCTCTTTTGAGCATGAGTAATGGACGCCATCATACAAGTAAGAGATATTCACGATTGATATAGCGATTCTGGAATGATTGATGATTTCGAAGTGAACGATCAGTTCATTATCATCTTTCAGCTTGAAGCCGATAGGAATAAATTCTATCTTTCTCCGAGATTGAAACAAGTTCCATGCGGTTCCGACAGCACCGAAAACTGCGATAGCAAAAGTTACATTTTCTCTTGTGAATAATTCTTGCATGAAATTAAAAATTGCGTGCATTATACAACCTCTTTTCTTTAGCATTTGAAAAATTATAACACAAAAAGGGGTGATAGCAAAGATGATAACTGCATCGGTTATTTGCGCGGTATACGGGATAACTGCATTGATTGTGGCGTTTATCGTAACAGAAATCGAAAAACCGTTCTGGTTGTTTTTGAGAGTGCCGTATTTGACTTGCAGTTCACAGGTTTCAATAAATTTGGCGGTAGCATTACTACTGTTTTATTACATCGGACAAGTCAATGCATAACATAAATTGAATACAGGGAGGTGACAACATGGAACAGGACAAACTTTTAAAAGTAGATAACGCCATTGAAAAACTGTGTAACTTTTTGCAGAAAGAAACAGAACGTGTTGCATCTATTTATGAAAGTCAGGAATTGGCCGAAATGACAAAAGCTCTGGCTGAGCTGATGTCTGCCAGAGCAAAGTTTAATTAAAGGAGGTTACAACATGAATCCTAAATTTGCATTGGTGCAGATAGGAAAGAGCACAAACGTTTTCATTGATGGTAAATACATCACAAACGGCATAGAAGACCTGAACTATCACGCAAGAAATGAAAGCGGAGAGTTGTGTCCGACTGTAGACATGAGAATCAATATTCAAGAATTTTCTTTTGATGGTGGTATTGAATTTGAACAGTTTGTGGAATTAGTAAACAGCAAAAGGGAAACCCTGAGCGAAGTTGCTGAAATGGCTGATAGCAAGGACACTTAGGGAAATGATTAAAGAAGAATATCTTCTGAGATTTTGATACACCCATTGATGTTATTTGTTTTATGGATGCAGTGATTCTCGACTAATTCTTCTATTGCAGAATCATGATTAGGGAAATCCATGTAAGAGAAATAATAAAAACTTATTTTCTTTTGTATCTTTATAGATATCCAAAAGGTATTTTAAGAAATTTTCTGCATTAGTACTTAATACCATAATTGAAACTCCTTTCTGGATTACTCGGCATGGCAGTGCCTGTATAAACAGTATAGGAGAATCCAGAAGAAAAGACAAGGAGAGTGATAGCAAAGATGAAAAGAAAGATAGATCAGTCAATGGTGGCAATAATCATCGGAGTTACATCGATAGTCAAAAATGTTATTGGAGGAAGTAATGTCGTTAAGAAGTGAGAACAAAAATATTTATTGGGCGTGGAAATCTATGAAGCAACGTTGCAAAAATCCTAATTGTAAAGCTTACAAAAACTACGGAGAGCGTGGGATAAAAGTATGCGAAGAATGGGAAGAATTTGAGCCATTTTTAAGTTGGAGTTTGTCTAATGGATATTCAAAAGGACTTGATCTCGACAGGAAAGATAATGACGGAGATTATACGCCGGATAATTGCAGATGGATATCGAGAGAAGAAAACATAAACAACCGAAGAAATACAATTAAAATTTCTGTCAATGGTGAAACACTTCCAGAAACTGTATGGGCAAGAAAAATAGGGGTTGACCGTGCACTTATAAAATATTGGATTCGATCAAATGGAGAACGATATGCAGAAAAGAGAATTAGCGAAATTTTAGAGAATGGATATACCCCTAAAGATTACGGATATAGTCACAGGAAGCCTGTAAGGCATTTGGAATCCGGAAAGACATTTCCTTCCATCAGAGAAGCAGCTAAATATTTCAAAATTACACCTTGCACAATTTCAAATGCGTTAAGGCAGAACCGTGCTACAGGCAAAGGCAGATTCGAGCTGGAAGAAACTTCAGAAACATCCGGCAACGTTGTAAGATAAAAAGGCAGTAAAAAAGCCTAAAAATATTTATTTTTCAATGTATTCAAATTATTGAAAAGGTAAATGCGAAAATAGCAGTTGATTTTTGGTCAAATCGCAAGCCACTTAGCAAGCCACAACCCTTGAAAAATAAGGGGAAAACGGCAACTGGTCGCAAGCCAAACGTCACTCAGATAACAATCAATTGACAAGCCAAAATTAAAGAAATTTTCAAAAAAACGAAAATTTTGACAAGCCAGTTGACAAGCAAATGACAAGCTAAAACCCTTGAAAAATAAGGCAAAACTGCTTGTCAAGTGAAAACGGTTAGCAAGCCACATAACAATCAATTAACAATCAATTCGCAAGCCAGTTAACAACAATAGAAGAATATAAAGAAGAATAAGAATAAAAAGAATATAGATATATGTCAGACACAATCGGTCTGACGATAAAAGGGACATAAAAAGTGCCCCGCTGGTACTGGCATACCAGACAGGGCGGTGTACCGCTAACGAACACTTAGCGAATACAGGTTAATTATAACACATTCTCCTGTAATTCGCAAATCTGAAGAACAGGAGGAAGCACACATGACAATGGCAACAGAGATCATCCGCAAGTTGAAAAGAAAAGTAATCTTTTGGCGTTGCTTATGGTTAGTCACATTCATTGCAATGCTGGCACTTATGATCGGGTAGGAGGTAGAGAGCATGGAAGACAAGCTTAACTATTACAGGATAGCACTTGTGATAACGCTATACGCATTGGCGGTTATGATAGCCGGATGTGTATAAAAAAAGAGTGCCGATGGATAAAATCCAGTCAAGCACTCAGAAAAACATTCAAGAAAATTATAACACATGAAAGGAGATTTGAACATGGGAGAAGAGAAAAAAGAAAACGATACAAGGGCAATGCTACAGGAGTATATAGAACTTGGTAAAAAACTGAACACGGAAAAAGTGATGGAATCATACGCTTATATGCATGGGCAGTTAGAAACTTTAAGGAGATATGTAATGAGCCATGAATACATAGACAGCAAAGATATAATCGCAATGATGGGGTGGGGTGAAGATGGAGAGCATTAAAGGCTATGACCATTGGAAGACCATACCGCCGGAGCCGGAACCAGTAACTTACTGTAGCTCATGCGGTGTGCCGATGTATGAGGGTGAATATCTATACACGGTAGACGATGAGAAGCTATGCGAAGATTGCTTGAATGACATGTATAGGAGGATGTTATAAATGGCGCTTAAAAGCTACGAGGAATTAGTGAAAGTCGATGTAAGCCAGTATTGCGAAAAACGAGATGGATTCACGTATTTGAACTGGGCGAAATGTATTGAACTGCTGAGACAGAATGGTGCTACCGAGGTGTATTGGGAGCCAATTCCTGATCCGCAAACCGGAAGCAGCCTTAGAAAAACAGACATCGAGTTTAAGGACAAAAACAATAATACAAATCGTTGTTATGAAACACGAATAAAAGTTGTGATTGACGATAAAGAGTATGAGATGCAGACACCAGTAATGAACGGCGCAAATCCAGTAAAGGACAACTCCATGAGCCAACAGAGAGTATGGAACAGCATGTGCAGAGCGTTTGTGAAGTGTGTGGCTATTCATACTGGACTTGGATTTAACTTATGGCTGAAAGAAGAATACAACAAACTGGAAGCACAGATTCCTGGAACTGGAGAGAATCTTGCATCAGAAGCAAAAAAGAAAACGCTTAAAACGCAGTGTACGGCACACGGCATTGATTTAGAAGCTTGGGTATGCGGAAATGGAAAGACGGTGGACACACTTACAGAAACAGAATGTGCAATGATGCTGAATGCGATTAAGAAAAAGTATGGTGATGATTAATGGACTATACAGGGACTTTTGATGGCTTAGCGGTGGATTTTGCCACCAATAAGCAGAAAGCCAGTCTGACGCTAAATGAAGATGCAAGACAGGCATTTGAGAACTTTAGAGGTAAGCAGATTGTAATAACAATTAAGGCATACAAGAAAAAAAGAAGTCTCGATGCAAACTCTTACTTTCATGTACTGGTTGGAAAGATTGCAGATGCGACCGGGAACAGCAAGGTGTACATAAAGAATAAGCTAATAGCGGAATACGGACAGTACGAAACCATTAACGGCGCATTAGTTCCGCTCCCATTGGACGATGATATAGACGCATACAATGTGGAGTTTGTTCATCTGCAACCCACATCTAAGACAACCACCAATCAGAAAGGAAAAGTATTCCGGGTGAATCTAGTAATGCGAGGTTCACATACTTACGATACCGATGAAATGGCAAAACTGATTGACGGGACTGTGTACGAAGCGAAAGAACTTGGCATAGAGACTATGACACCGAACCAAATAAGCGAAATGAAAGAAAGATGGGGTGTGAAGATTGGCGAAAAGACTTAAAAGTGTATTCACTGATGATATGGAGCACTGCTACTTCACAGGAAGTCCGAACTGCCACAGACACCACATTTTCTATGGTCCGTATAGAAAAAAATCGGAAGAATACGGGTTTGTAATACCGTTAGCAACACATTTACACGAATTTACGCCAGAGAGCGTACACGGGAACCCAAACAGTGGGTTGGACTTAGAGCTTAAGCGGATGGCACAGAGATATTTCGAAGAACACTACGGGACAAGAGAAGAGTTCATACAGGCGTTCGGAAAGAACAGGTTGTAACTAAATAAATATAGATTCATGTGGCAAAAATGGAACTATTAACAGGTTCTAACGCATATCATCTCACCCATTCGATATGCACAGCACAAGATATTGTATCACGGCCGGAGAAGCCACACTCCGGCAGAAAGGAGAAAAGCGGTGGGAAAGAATAGAGAGACGGCAGAGAGCTATTTTATACGAATACCGGATGGACATAGAAACGCAATACAACGTCCGTACAACATGAATGTTGATAGAATCTTTCGAAGAATGATAGAGCATGCGAATAACAATGGTGACTGTATTGTGAATATTGGAAATGGTGTATTTAGACCGATTCCGGGTGATCCGGTAGATGAAAAAGCATTCCATGAATACATTGGGAAAGAATTACATAGAGCCAGAGCAATCCAGTATAAACGGCTCTGCATGAAGCAGACGTTTGAGAGTTGGAAAAAGATGGGTAGGGATTACAATGCATTACATTTTGATGGTGAAAGGCAAGCTGAATAACATGAATGACTATATCCGGGCACTGAATACCAACAGGTACAAGGGTGCGGATATGAAGAAAGATAATGAATCCCGTGTGATGCAAGCCATATATGAGCAATTTGGAAGATTGCGAATAACAAGAAAGGTACGGATGCACTACCGATGGTATGAACCGGACAAGAGACGCGACTTGGATAATGTGAGCGCATTTGGGCGAAAGTGTATCCAAGATGCATTAGTAGATACCAAAGTCTTACAGGACGATGGATGGAAAAACATAGTGGGATTCACGGATGAATTCTATGTTGATAAGAAAAATCCGAGAATTGAGGTGGATATTGAAGAGGTGTGAGCGATTACATAAAACTTAGCAGAAAAATACTGGACTGGGACTGGTATACAGACGTAAATACATGCCATCTGTTCTTGCACATGCTATTAAAAGCGAATTGGAAAGACGCAAGCTATCGTGGCGAAGAGATAAAAAAAGGATCATTTGTTGCATCGATAGACAAATTGGCAAAAGGAACAGGAATGAGCGAAAGCAAGGTAAAGACAGCATTAAAGCACCTGGAAAAGACGGGAGAAATCACATGCAAAAGCACCAACCGATATACCGTATACACGGTGAATAACTATGCAAGATACCAGACCGAACAGAAGAATGAAAAAAAAGATAAGCCGACCAGACAGGAAGAAAAGCCGGAAAGAGACAATGGATCCGTTGAAGCTGTCATAAAAGCCTGGAACGATTTGGAAAGCTACGGGATAAAACCTGTAAAGAAGATAGAAAAGAATTCCAAAAGATATAAGAATTTGCAAGCGAGGTTAGAAAGCAACGGATTGGATGATGTCTTGCAAGCTGTGGATAACGTGAAGAAAAGCAAGTACTTACAAGGGAAAGTGAAGAACTGGAAGATAACATTCGACTGGTTTGTACTCCCGAACAACTTCACAAAAGTGTCTGAGGGACAGTACGAGGATAGCGGACAGGAGAAGAAAGGATTCAATAATTTCGATGGCCGGAACTATGACATGAATGATTTAGAGAGAAAACTTATCACATAGGAGGTGGGAGAATGGAAGTAAAAGTGATTGATAGAAAAAAGACAAAAGTGAGAGATGCATGGGCGTATATATGGAACGGCAGAGAAATTTCGGAACGTAAAGCCGAAATAATAAAGAAAGTCGAAACAATAGAGAAAGAGAATTTTGTAATTGAAGAAAGAGTATACTATTGGATTAAATATAGTAGCCCTAATGGGTTATATACTACGGAAAAATGGATTAAAGGAGTGAATGATGGAGAACCATCAAAAAACTGTAGATGGCTATGGTTACATGAAAAAGATATAAAAAAAGCGGCGAAAATATTCTTGGATCATACTTGCCAGAGAGCGCAGAAAAGATTAGACGAAGCGAGAGTTAGGGCAGATGAGCTGAACGAAATTGCTAAAAAATACGATATTGACATCAGAATCGAATAAAAAACAGGAGGTAAGAGAAACATGGCAAAACCGGATGGATGCACTTATCCAAACTGTTTTATCTGCCCTTTGGCAGACTGTAGTTGGGCGAGTGCTAAAGCTGAATTACCAGGAGAAACGAAGAAAAAGCGGAGAATAGTAAGACACAGCAAAAAGAACGCTGTTCGGAGGTGACTTTGTGACAAGACAGGAACAGGCTATTGAGGATTATAAACGGAAACCACATTATGCGGATCCGTATGAATATTGGAGAAAGAAACAGGAGGAGTAAAAATGAGCAAAAGTAATGTATTGGAATTAGCAAAGAAATTAGTAGCAGCTATCGAGAAAGAAGACCAGAAAAACAAAGTGATGCTGAAAGATATCCCGGTTGGTGGAAAGTTTGATACAGGTATCGGAAGATTCATTGTACTGGAACAGAAAGAAAATTACACTGCAGTTATTACAGAAGACTTATATCGTGAGGAACGGCGAAGCACTGGCATACATCATTCAATATCACGGAGAGACAAGAGCCGGTGATTCAAGAGGACAGCTTTTGACAGAGCCAATTAAGACGATTGATACATCGAATAGATACGGACTTGTGACAGCATTTATCACGAAGTATTACAAGACGGGGATTGGACAGGGGTGTGATGAACCATTACATACAATTACGACATCTCCGGTGCATTTCGGATTGGTATCTGCATTTCTGATTAAGTATTACGGCGGTGGGTGCGGACAGACTTTGGATAGACCGCTTGATACGATCACGACAAAAGATCGGTTCGGACTGGTGAATGTGATTCTGGATATCAAAGGTGAAAAATACATCATATCTGATATCTTTCTGAGAATGCTGAAACCGGAAGAACTAAAAGTGATGCAAGGGTTCCCGAAAGATTACATTATCGACAGAGATTATAACTGGAAGAAATACCCGATTGCGAAACAGGTGGCAAGAATTGGGAACAGTGTTGTGCCGATCATGGCAGAAAAGCTTGTAGAAGCGAATTGCCCGTATCTTAAGGTTGGCGAGAGAGTACCGAACTTGATTATAGACGATACACAGGAACAATTAAGATTTGCGTAGGTGAAGAAATGGATTTAGAACAAAAAGCAATAAAAAGGATTCAGGTTGCATCAGAAATGAGCTTATACCATTACGGTAAGCCACTTGTATGTACTTATTCCGGTGGTAAAGACTCGGATGTGATGCTTGAATTATTCAGAAGAGGGGGTATACCGTTTGAAGTTCACAACAGCCACACGACAGCGGATGCCCCACAGACAGTAAGGCACATTAGAGGTGTGTTTAAAAAACTGGAAATGGATGGCATTAAATGCACGATTGAGATGCCGACATATAAGGGAGAAAGAACTAGTATGTGGAAATTGATTCCACAGAAGCTACTGCCACCAACACGAACAGTACGATATTGTTGTGCAGTATTGAAAGAAACAGGATGTGCCAATAGATTTATCGCTACTGGCGTAAGATGGGCTGAGAGTGCGAAGAGAAAAAATCGAGAAGAGTTTGAAAAATTAGGAGCTACGAAAGCCACAAAAGAAAAATTCACATCGGTAATGCTGATGAATGACAATGATGCACGCCGGAGAATGAACGAACACTGTATGCAGAAAAAGAAAATGGTTGTAAACCCCATTATTGACTGGAAAGATTCTGATGTGTGGGAGTACATAAATTCGGAGAATATTCCTACTTGCGAACTTTATCAGTGCGGGTATGATCGTGTTGGTTGCATTGGTTGCCCTATGGCTGGAAAGAAGAGATACAAAGAATTTGCAGATTTCCCAAAATATAAAAATTTGTATATCCATGCATTTGACCAGATGGTTAAAGAAAGAAAATCAAGAGGTTTACCGTGCCAATGGAAAAACGGTAACGATGCTTTTTTATGGTGGATAGAGGATGAAAACATTGAGGGACAAATGGATATATTTGATTTTATCGGAGGTAAATAACACCAGATAGCCGATTATCACACGGTAGTTGGTTGTCGAGAAAGGAACGAAATGAAGAAAATATTATGCTTAATTCTAATTTGCATTTTCTTGGTCGGTTGCTCCAATGATGTTTCGGACAAAAGCAATGAGCCACAAGAAGAAATCACATATACTCACGAAGATGTGGACGCAACCATCACTTACATAGATATGCGGAAATGGTTTGCTACTTGTCCTCGCTGGCAGTGGGAAATATCGGTTGAATATGATGGACTGACCTATGAAAATGATGGTTATGCAAGCGGAGCAATGAATCGACCGAGTTTTGCAGACAGTCGAGAGGGCGATTTGATAAGAGCTGAAATAACCAATAAATACGTAAATGGAGAATTGGTAGACATGTATATATCTGGAATTGAATAGGGAGAAAGGAACGAAAATTGAATGACACTAAAAGAATTTCTTGAAAATTATTATTACGGTAAAAACGTAAGAATATATGTTGATTGCAGAGCAATAGCTACAGGTGCAACAAGGCAAGTCCTTGAACATATTAAAAAAGAACAGTTAGATAAGCCGATAAAAATGGTGGCACCTGTGAACTATGAAATGGTGGATATAGCAATATAGGGGCAGTAGAGAAAGGAACGAATTATGAGTACATTTGAAGAAAGAATAGTGAAAGCAGTAACAGATAAATTGAATGACGGAACAGTTGAAGAGCTTGTGTCTGATGCCGTGACTAAAGCGCTGAAAAGCAGTATCGAAGAACAGTTCAAATGGAATGGTGATGCAAAAAAGGTTATCGATGAAAAAGTAAAAGAAGTAATGACACCGACAATCGAAAGAGTAAATCTTGACGAATATACAGTAAAACTTGATACAGTTCTTACAGAAATCATTAACAGCACAAACCTAATTGACAACAAAGAAATCTTAGGAAACTTCAAGAGCCTTATGACAGAGCCGGACAAAGATGTAATCAGCTTGGAAGATGTATTCGAGAAATACAAGGAATATGTCAGCAAGAATCTTGATACATCTGACCTTGAAGTCTACACAGATGATGAACCACGATATCAGAACGTGACGGCAGAAGTAGATGTGCATATAAGAGATAACATATTCGGAGGAAGATTTTGTGATTTGGTTTTCAAATGCGAAGAGGATGAGAAACTGACAAAGGTAATTCATTTGTACGAATCGAAAAGCAATAGATTCTGTATCATGAGATTCAAAAGCGAACTTGATATCAATTCATTAAGATCCATAGATGAATTTGACATTTTCATGATGCGGTTAGATCGAGCGTTCTGTGATATCACAGATATTATGGAGATGTACGATGATGATGTCGAGGTCGAAGTCGAACCGGAAGCATCATGGAACTGATGAATACATGGAAGAATGCCCGGATTATGTAAAGGAGGATGAAGACAATGAGAATAATTAGTCAAGATGGAACGATTGATGTCACTTACGAAAATGCAGATTTGGAAAGAAAAGGGACAATAATATCTGTATGGACGCTAGATAACGTATATGGCAGTTTTGCAAGCTATTACACCGAAGAAAAAGCGATCAAGGCTATGGAAATGTGCAGAAACAGGTACGCATGGTGCAAAATAAGAAGCCACGGAATGAACTCACTCACTATGGCTATGAGTTTTCGGAAAACAGATGAAATAGAACAACTTTTAAAAACGTTTGCGGAGGAAAATATTTTTCAATTCCCGGCAGATGAAGATGTGGAATAAATGTACTGGGTAGACAGAAGCACTGGCGAGATCGTATCTGAAAAAGACAAAAGCAAACCTCTATGGGCATATTATGAATATTTAAGAGGTTATGGGGACGGAGTTATTATCGAGACTTACATAATAGGAGAGAACCCGCTCTGCCTGATAGATTTTGCATATTGTGTCGGCGATAAGTATGTAAATCTAAAAAGAGATTGCCATTTCAAAAATCACGGCGTGGATAGAAACGATGTTAGATTGTGCGCCATAATCGTTCCAGCTAAAGAATATGACGAAAAGATAAAAGAGCTAAAGAGAGGTGTAGAAAAGTGAATAAAGAGATCAAAAATGCAGACATAGAAAAAATTACAGTTGATTATGCAACAAAAGTACGAGAAACGGAAGAAGAGTTTATTTTTCAGACAATAACACCTTTTTGTTGCAACATTTTACTAAAAATAATATCCAAAAAGGAATTAAAAGATACACTTTTAAGAGGACAGCAAATGAAATGGATTCCATGTAATGAAAGAATGCCAAAAGGTACCGTACTTTGTTGCGATGATAGAGGAAATATGTTAGTTGGACTTCTGTGTAAAGACGAAGCGGGATATATGGCATATGGCGATGATGGACAAGAAATGTATAACTGTGTTGCATGGATGCCGTTGCCGGAACCTTACAAGGAGGGCGATTATGAGACTGATTGATGCGGACAAGCTTATAAGAAGAATGAGAATTGATATGGGCCGTATGAAATACCAATACAATCTTGATGTTATAGAAGGAATGAGCCTTGCGATAGGATACATAGTTGGAAGACCGACAGCTTATGATCCAGAAAAGGTTATCGAAAAGCTACAAGTACTATCCGATAAGGCAGATGATGATATAGCTGTCTGCGAAGCGGATACGTGCCAGTATTATGACGGATACGGAGATGGACTGGATAGAGCCATTGAAATTGCGAAACGAGGTGGAAGGGATGAAGAATAAAGAGAAGTATGCAAAAGAGATTATTGAGATTGCGTGTAGTGGTGATGATGTCGCAGTGCGTAAATCTACTGGAAAGCCAATTGATTGTTACGATATAGAGTGTGATGAATGTTCATTTGGTGATAAAAGTTGTACGAAATTAAGAAGAGAATGGGCTGAATCGGAGTACGTCGAAAAGCTGGTGATAAGCAAGATGGATAGATCATTTTTAGATTATCTCAGAGATAGATGGAAATACATGGCGAGAGATAATATATCAAATGCAGTTTATGTATTTACGGAAATTCCAGAGAAAAGCGAAGTCGGACATTTTGTTTACACGGGCGAAGCAAGAAGAATTTCTAGTGACTTCAACGTTGTTTTTCCGATGGTCAAATTGTCAGATTCCGAACCGTGGCTTATCGAGGACTTGAAGAAGTTAGAGGTGGTTGAGGAATATGAGTAGAGAAATACTTTTTAGAGGGAAACATATTCATGCAATGGATAGTAACGAGCATCTTAATGGAACATGGGTGCATGGCTATCTTAGTGATAAGGATTATATTTACGATAAAAGTCTCGAGGGTGAATTTCTGGTTGATGAAGATACCATTTGCCAGTACACAGGACTAACCGACAAGAACGGAAAGAAAATCTTTGAGGGAGATATTGTAAGATATGGCGAGGTTTGCGGTGAAGTAAAGTTCGGATTGCATGAAAGCAATTGGCAGATTGGTAAGTATAATCAAGGATTCTTTGTTACATTTCCGAAAGAATATTTGCTCAGGAACGAACTTGGTTATTGGAGAAACAAGATTGTTGTAGTCGGCAATGTATTTGATAATCCAGAATTATTGGAGGAAGTGGAATGAGAAGATGGTTGGTGGAACGACTGAAAGATGAAGTTGTCATAACGATTATGAAAAATAAATTAGATGGCACATATTCTTTTATAAATCTTACGAAAGAACATATATGCCCATGCAAGTTTGAAAGTGTAGACGATGCTTTAAAAGATATAGATGAGAAAATTAATAGTGGAGAGGTTATTAGATATTTTGAATTAAGATAATCGAAACGGATAGGCAGGAATCATTAAAGAAAGGTGAGAATAAACATGGCGAAGATATTTAAAGTAAGTGGGTATTTTGTAGATGCAAATGGCGTTAGAGGATGCGCTTAATGATGAATGCATTGGAAGAAAAAACAAAGGAGAAGACGGTAAAAAGAAAGAAAAACTACTATTTGGTCAAAAGTGATGTATTAGGATATGCAAAAAGGAAGGGATTGATTAATGGCCGGAGTAAGAGACAAATATCTGAGAGGGGCACATAAAGACATCTACTATATAAGCGAAGAAGATGAAAAAAAGATGTTGAACGAATGTCAGAGGATGCGTGGAAACGATCAACTTGAATTACTGAAATGGTGCCAAAATGCGAATAATGACTTGTCGGGTATATTGTTCTTCTCACTTATAACAGGAATCGGATATGACTATATAAGCAAAAGATACTGGATACCGATTGCAAGAAAAGACTTCCAAGGCTATCGGAGGAAAGTCTTGGATGAAATGTATAGGTGGATACTTTGGGGAGAACATGACGATGGAAAGATGGCAGAAAGGCTATTCGGAATAAAAAAACACAAGCACGGGAATACTACCGAAAAGGAGTGATGCGGATGGTAAGAATATATGTGAACGGCAAACAGGTGACAAAAGAAGAACTTTCGAATTATGAAATCCATAACAAGGCGGTAAAAAGGATTCTTTCAGAAAAGTTGACAAAAAATAAGTGATATTTTAGAATTGACCTTGATAGAATCTTGGTCAATTCTTTTTTAATTGAAAGGAGAATTGACATGAAAAAATTAAATGTAGGTTATATGAGAGTGTCTACAGAAGCACAGACCGAAAAGTATGGTCTTGATGTCCAAGAAGACAAGATAAAGGAACTTGCCAAGAAAAGGGGCGTGAAGATAGCCAGATGGTATGTGGACGGGGGATATTCCGGGAGCAATATCCAAAGACCGAACATACAGAAACTTCTGGAAGATGCAGAAGCCGGAGAAATACAGGCAGTATACATCTATAAGCTTGACAGAATGAGCCGTGATGTTGTAGATACTCTTACGCTTGTGAGTAAGCTCTTACCAAAATACAATGTAGAGGTGGTATCAGCCACAGAGGATTTGCGGAACGAAACACCGATGGATCGTGTGATGTTGGGTGTTAATGCTGTGATGGGGCAGTATGAGCGTGAGGTTATCTATATGCGTACAAGAGCCGGTATGGTGGAACGTGTAAAGCGTGGACTGTGGATGGGTGGCGGTACGATACCTTATGGATATAGGTACGACAGGAATGACGGGATATTACATATCATCCCGGAAGAAGCTGAAAAGGTAAAAGCTATCTTTCAGATGTTCCGGGACGGATATTCATGTGATAGGATTCAAAAAATTCTTGGGATGCATTCGGAGAAGCTTGTATCGAACATTATTAGGAGAATAGCCTATGTAGGTAAGATACAGTATAAAGGAAGAGTGTACCAAGGCTTGCATGAACCGATCATAGACGAAAAACTATTCTATGAAGTACAGGAAGAGATAAAAAAGAGATCCACAAATGCTTATGTAAGCAACAAGCATATGCTTACCGGTTTGTGTTACTGCGGAAAATGTGGCACAAAAATGCGGATGCAGAAGTGGGGAAAGTATACCAAGATAGTATGTTACTCACAGTACAAGGAAAAAGAGCATATATCTAAGACAGGGAACCCTTGCAAGAACAAAAAGGTGCGGGCAGATGTGGTGGAAAAAGAAGTAGAGGACTGTTTTAAGCGATTCATCGTTAATGTCGAAGAAAAAGAGAATGAATCTGAAAGCACTAGGAAGATGATAGAAAAAGAGATATCACTAAGCGAAGCAAAACTGAAACGCCTATACACATTGTATGCAAGCGGTAGTTCCGGTACAGATACGCTTTTTGATGTTATCCATGCAGAAGAAAAAACACTGAAAAACCTACGGGAAGAACTAAAGGCAGAAGACATCCGGGAGAAAGCCGGACGGGTAGAGAAGATAGAGAAAATAAAAGAGATGTCCAACGTGTGGGATACACTGACGGATTCCGAGAAAAACAAGGTGCTAAAAGAGTGTGTTGAAAAGGTAGTTATCACAGGAGATGACATAGACATACATTTTAGCATATATTAATAGGTACTTTCTCGTGTTCCAACCATCATCCCAACAGCGGTAGGAAGTGGAGAAAAGGAAGAAAAGACCAAGATTCTATTGTATGATTAAGATAATAAAGATGGGAACCGAAAATATAAATATATAGATTAAGAGAAAAGATTTTGAAAATAATTGAAATCTTTTATTTTTTACTTGACTAGTGGACACCACTATGCTATAATAAAGACAGTTAAGAAAGGAACACATCACAGGAGGAAAGAAAAATGAAAAAATATGATTTAGTAAAAAGGACGGCAGAAATTAAGTATAAAGATAGAAAAGAAATTGAAGAAGGATGCACGGCTTTTGACGATTCGCCGGAATATATAAAAACATTCGATACACTGGAGGAAGCGAAAAAGGAACTTGCAAAACGTAAAACAGATGTTAGCAAATTTTCTTACCACGGAATGACATTCTACAAGGTTGAAGAGTATGTAATTGAAGAAAACGAATTTGAATATGACGAAGACGAAAGCAAATTTGTGCAGACAGATTTTATTGACACATTAGAAAGCACAGAGATGAAAATTGAAGTCGTTGAAATACCTAGCCATGAAACAATAGCGATCTGCTCAAGCCTGGAAGAAGCGGAAGAAGCGGAAGACCATTACGAGGGCGAAAACGAAACATGCATAATGATTTAATAAAGCATTTCAGACGGTCCTTATGTCGGATTCTACGACGGTGGAGAACTTGACGGCACATGTGCACTTAAAGTATCTGAAAACAATATCGAAGAAATGATTGAAGCTGTAAAATCTTACGTAGAAAAAACATACTTAATCGGTGGAAACGTAATGCAATACGGAAACGATAAAGACGAAATCATTATAAGAAACGCGGAAGTGATTGCAATATTGCGATAAAAAAGGAGATAGTAATGGAGAAAGCAAAAAGAAACGTCATGATAAACAAAGCCGGGGGAACATCTGGAAAGAATACAAAGAATTACCGTATTTCTATTCCGGTAGGAATGATAAAGGCGCTGGGCGTTACGGAAGAGGATAGAAGTGTTGTCTTAGAAGAAAAAGACGGAGTGATAACTATTAAGAAAGAAAAAATGAAAACCATTGACTAGTGGACACCACTGTGGTATAATAAAGACAGTTAAAGAAGACAAATAAATTTAAGGAGGAAAAGAAGATGAAAAAATATGAATTTACAGGTACGAACTAATTAACGAAAAAAGCATTTACTGTTTACAGTGATAGTAGCTTTACATTCTGGAAGGATGGTGACAGATTTTATTGTTCAGACAATCCGAACAGTGAAAAAGTAGAACTTGGAACCGTTGCGGACGTGATTGAATTTCTCGAACAATTCGCAGACTAGACAAAAACAAATATTCGATAATCAGAATCACAAGAGACACAGCAGAAGAATGCGAAGAAGAGTTTGATGGACAACTTTCTGATGGCGTATTTGAAAATTCAAGGGTTGGATGGTTTGAAGAAATATAAAAGAAAAACAGCACTGATGAACGTCTATTCGTCAAGTGCTGTTTTTGGTAGTTAATGCCTAATTCATACCATACTTTTACATCATTCTCAAGCATTACTTTCCGATAATTATAATATCAAAAATATGAAGAAAAGTCAATAAACATAGAGCAACCAAACATTGAAAAAATGTGCATTTTATGGTAAAATATAAGTATCGAAAAAGCAATAAAACTAAATAACGGGGACAATGAAATAGCACTTCTGACGGTAAGATGTAATTATCGTGGGAGGTGCTATTTTTGCATGCGGAAAAGGTAGGTGAGTGTATGGCAAATCTAAATAGCATTGCCAAGAAGTTACAGAAAGCAATACTACAAAAAGGATTAGTTATAAAGATGGGGACAAGTCAGTTTTATTCCGTGGAGCAAAATAGACTTATCACCATGTACATCCTATCTACCAGAGTATTAGAGCAAAAGAAAAACGGGGAATGGAAATATTATGATTATGAAATTCTCCGAACAGCATCGCAGATAGAGATTGTAAATTGTTTAAATGATATATGGAGGGCGGTGAAAGAATGATTGGAGAAAAGACGATAATTCCGGCAGATGTAATACCAGAGAGCGACATTGCTCCGATTATGAGAAGAGCAAACGAACTCAAAGAAGAAAACGAAATGTTGAAAGAAAAGAATGAGTATTTGCAAAAAGAGGTAGAAGACGCAAAGGCTGTCGGAGAACGGGCACTGTGCGAAGTACAGGAACTTATTGAAAAGAATAAGAGACTGGTAGAAGAACACAACAGACAGAATGGAACGATACAAGCACTTAACATTGCACTGGATGTCATTACAGACAGATACAGTAACCTAAGAAAGAGACTGTGTAGAACAGGCAAGGGCGGTGAGTAGCATGGATGGATATATGGAAGAGGGTGGGTAGATGCCAAAAGGAAAAGAACTCACTCCGAAACAGAAAGCGTTTTGCGATGAATATCTGACAGATCTGAACGGAACAAGAGCGTACAAAGAAATATACAAAAGTGCAAAAAAAGATATAACGGCTAGAACGAATGCGAGTAAATTACTAACAAATACCAACGTAAAAGCCTATATTGCTGAACGAATGAAAGAGATCCAGAACGAAAAGACAGCAGACCTCGAAGAAGTGATCCGGTTCTTTTCTTCCGTCATGCGTGGAGAAGTAAAAGACCAGTTCGACCTCGACGCTACTATATCCGACCGCCTGTCTGCCGGGCGTGAACTCATGCGTTGGTATGAGAAAGCCGATGGAGAAGAAAAAGATACTGGTGGAATCACAATCATAAATAACATTCCGAAACCGGAGGGCGCAGATGGGGGAGATTAAGCTTACAGATGTGATAGCTCCGGCTTTTTACGGCGTACATTGGGACATCATAGATGGAAAACATACGTATTATGATTTGTCCGGTGGCCGAGGTTCGACTAAATCTTCGTTTGTCGGTACAGAGATACCACTTGGAATGATGCAAGACGCAGTGAATGGCATACACTCAAATGCGGTTGTATTCCGAAAAGTTGGGAATACACTAAGAGAATCGGTATTTGAACAAATCGCATGGGGAATAGATGCGCTTGGAGCATCGGACGAATGGACATCAAGCTTAAGTCCTATGCAGTATGTGTATAAGCCGACAGGACAGAAGATAATCTTCCGTGGATTGGATAAGGCAAAAAAGACGAAATCTATAAAGATTAGCAAAGGATATTTTAAGTACTTATGGTTTGAGGAATTGGACGAATTTGCCGGAATGGAAGAGGTACGAATGACACAACAGTCTGTTCTCCGTGGTGGCGAAAAATTCGTTGTTTTTAAATCGTTCAATCCACCGATCAGCAACAGCAACTGGGCGAATAAGTACGTAGCAGAGCCGAGAGCGGACAGCTTAAGGCATAAGAGCGATTATAGATCTGTTCCGGTAGAATGGTTAGGGCAACAATTCATTGATGATGCTGAGTATCTGAAAAAAACCAACCCGAGAGCTTATGAGCATGAATATCTTGGAATCCCTGTAGGACTTGGCACAAATATCTTTGAGCTGTTGGAGATTAGAGAGATTACAGATGAAGAGATAAGTAGGATGCAATCTATCTACCAGGGCGAGGACTGGGGATGGTTCCCGGATCCGAAAGCGTTTTTGCGTGTTGCTTATGTTCCAAATCAACAGAAAGTATACGCACTGGATGAATTGGGCGGTTGCAAAATAAGGAACAGCGAGATGGCACGACAGATAAAAGAAAAGGGATATGATGATTGCGCTATCTACTGTGGAGTGGATGAAGAAGAGAGCATTGTTGACTTTCGAGATGCCGGACTTCCGGCACGTAAAGCAATCGTGACACCGGGTAGCCGGAAGTATACGTTTGAGTGGTTGCAATGCCGTACATTGGTCATTGACCCAAGACGGACACCAAGACTGTACAAAGAGGTTATAGAGTATGAGCATGAGCGAGATGGCAATGGTGAAGTGATAGCAGATTATCCGGACGGGAACGACCACTGGATTGATGCGTTGAGATATGCTACCAGTCCGATATCTATGAGACGTGGACAAAGTGCGTAGGAAAAGGTGAGTAGATGGGAATTATAGACAAGATAAAGGCGGTGTGGGATAAAGTGTTTAAAGAAAACGATGTAAAAAAAATATTCGGGATAGAAACAGGGCGGTCATCTGCTATGGATACTGCCCTGTCGAAGTATAAAGACATGCGATCTGGTATTCCGTATTGGTGTACCGGGAGGATAAAGCCGACAAGGTTTTCAAACGTGATTTGCCGTGAGATAGCGAACCTCACACTGTTTAATGCGGACATTCAGATTACAGGAAATAACGAACTGCAAAAGAGATTTGATAGCGTAATGAACACATTACAGGAGAAACAAGAGGAAAGCTGTGCGACCTGTGGAATGATGGTCAAGAGCAATGGTGACGATGTGGAGTTTTTGGATCCGGATTACTTTTTGATTACAGACACCAACACAGACGGGGATGCGTTAGCAGCTATCTTCTTTTCTTACCTTAAGAAAGATGACAAATACTACACAAAAGCTGAGTATCACAGATTTGAGGATGTCGGACTGGAACGTGTATACCATATATCCAGTAAGGCTTTTAAATCAGATAACAAAGATATGATCGGTACAGAGATCACGCTTGACAGGGTAGATGAATGGAAAGACATTGAGCCGGAAGTGTACGTGCATGGTTTAGAATATCCGCTGTTTGTCTACTGGCGAAATCCTTACGCAAATGCGATTGACAAGGAATCTCCGCTGACTGTTCCGGCATTTTCGGAATGCATTGAGGAATTAAGATGGTTGGATATTGCATTAAACATGATGGGGGATGAAACAGAAGATAGTAGGCATATTACTTACGTACCGCAGACAGCTATTGAATACGCAAGCAAATATTCCATCGAATTGCCGAGATTTATCCAAGGTATCGAAATGGGAGCGAACGAAGATAGCATCAAAGAGCACGTTCCGACATTATTAGTAACTGAGCGTGTGGCCGGGATAAACTTCTTGCTATCTGTCATCGGATATAAATGCGGATTCTCAAATGGATATTTCTCTTTCGATCAGAATCAGGGCATACAGACAGCAACACAGGTAGAATCTGACGATAGACGTACACTGCATACTATCCAGGCATTCCGAAACATTTTGGACGGAAAGAACCATGATGGAGTACTGCACAGAATCATCTATATCTTATATGCAGTCGGCACAGCAAACGGAACTATCCCGGCAACAAACTACCAAACTGCATGTGATTTTGAAGACCTTGTATACAACTTGGAGGATGATCGTGCACGGTGGTGGAACTATGTTTTACAGGGAAAGGTTCCGGCATGGATGTATTTTGTGAAATTCGAGGGAATGACAGAACAAGAAGCGAAAGCAATGATTGAAGAAGCACAGGAACAGAATAAGCCGGACAGTGGATTGTACGAAGAATAGGAAAGAGGTGAACCAAAATGGAATATCTTATCATAGACCCATCAACAAGAAAAATTACAATCCCCAAAAGCGAACAACTTTTTGGAGTGTACGGAGAGGGCAATATTGAAAGAAAGTATTTCAAATGCCCTAAAATCGTAGGAGATAATGTCGACTTGTCTGACTGTTACATTTTCGTAAATTACTATACTGCAAAAGGATTGCCAGGAAAATATACCGTAAAAGACGTGAATGTAGACGGGGAGAATATCACTTTTTCATGGGAGTTAAAGCCACACATCTTTGACGCAAACGAGGATACATCTATATATTTTGCGGTAGAAGCGAAAAACAAAGATAAAGTAGGAGTGTTCAGAACCAGTCCGGCTACCGGAAAGACCAAAGAGACGATAGACACGGATAAAGAGATCGAAGAGACTCACGCCGATGTCATTCTTGACCTTATATCCAGAGTAGACACATTGGAGAGAGAACCTATCTCCGAAGAGCAGATTGAGAAATCTGTAAAAAGCTATCTGGAAAAGAATCCTATAGAAGAGACGGATCCAACGGTGCCAGCATGGGCAAAAGAGGAAGAAAAACCTACTTATACCGCAGAAGAAGTAGGAGCACTGCCGAGTACGACCGTGATTCCATCGAAACTTTCAGAACTGACAGCGGACGATGAACACGAAACTGTGACAAAGGAAGAGAAACAAGCTTGGAACGCAAAGAGTGACTTTTCAGGAGAGTATCGAGATTTACGTGGAAAACCAGAACTTGCGGAATGGGCGTTGCAAAGAGAGAAGCCGACATATACAGCAAGAGAAGTAGGAGCACTTCCGGACACAACGGAAATCCCGAAAAATCTGTCTGATCTACAGGATGATGCAGAACACCGTACTGTTACAGACACAGAAAAACAGAGTTGGAACGACAAGAGTGGAACAGGATTGTCGGATATAGCAAAAAAATTATTGATTACAATATTGAAAAACGCTGTCTATACAGTAAATCAAAAAGCAAATATAGAAGCATTGGAAAACGCATTAAGCACCCAAAATACGCCAACAGATGCGTGGTCGATTGTCCAAAACCTAACATACGTTACAAGTACAAATACTGCATTTAATGTAAAAAAGGGAGAATCATATACAACAACTATTGTACCGAACACAAACTACATGATTGACAGTGTAACAGTTGTTATGGGCGGCGTAGATATAACAAATACGGCATATAACAATGGTGTCATAACAATAAACAGTGTAACAGGAAATGTAATAATAACAGCTATTGCAAAGAAAAACAGTGGTGCATTACTACCTTCTGACGGATTGCTTGCAAATTTTGATTTCCGCAACAAAGAAATGACATCTTATAACCTTTCTGGTTGGGGAAATGTCTATAAATGTGATGATGAGACAGGTAATTATTTTACTTTTGGAGGGTCTGCTAAAACAGCAAGTCAAGGCGGCATTGAACAGTACGTATTTAGAGATGTTCGCAAAAAAGACAATGAAAGCAAATCAGTTGACCTTGGTACAGATTTCACAATCGCAATGTATTCGACAGAAGTGCCTAATATACTTAATTCCGCCAAAAAAAGTAACGTGTCAGTCGCAAAAATCATTCTTGCACCAAGGTACATAAATACTTCTGCATCCGAGGTTATTGCAGGACAAACAGAACTAGGTATAAGTAGAGATAAATATATGTCGTTAATAATTACTGTATCGGCAAGTGTAATTAAAATGTATGTTGACGGTACATTACAAAAAACATATAACGGCGAAGAAATTTCTGGTTTTAAAAAATGGAAGTCAACGCCAGTGCAACCATTAACTGTTTACAATGAGGGGACAATAGCGTCAGCAGCAATGTACAACAAAGCGTTAAGTGATAATGATGTAACCGAGTTACATGCTTATTTTAAAGCATTGGAGGTGGAATAATGGCGCATCTATTTGATGGAAATGGAAATGAAATAGAAATCGGTGGTGGTGAATCTGGAAAACTAGATGTGGCAGATTATAAAATTTACGAAGAGAGTAATGGCACACAGTCAAGGCAAGGGGTATTAACGTATAATGGGCTCAATCTGTACCCAGTAAATAAGCCACTGCAACGAGAAACTGAAACAAAATTGTATTCTGGTGGACTTATGGTTACACTTGGCGATAGCTATACGGCATATCTTAATAGCTATTTCGATACATTTGCACAGAAACATGGGCTTATCCAAAAAAACGTTGGTTTAGCATCATCAAAGATTGCAAGACCAGAGGGAGAAGGTCTGGACACAATTAAATCATTTGTGACAAGATTAGATGAATTAATAGCGTCATTTCCAATTACAATAAATAACAATTCCTATGCCATTTCAGACGTAAAACTAATCACGTTCATGGGTGGGGCGAATGATTGGACAACTATTGATACAGAAAAAGGCATTGACAGAATAGGCGATAGATACAGCACTGATAAAGGACAAATTTATGGAGCGACAAAGTATTGTTTAGAAACATTACAAAAGACATTCCCATCTGCGGATATTATTGTCATACTGCAACCAAATAATGGGAATAATACAGATTTTTGCGTTATGGAAATGAAAGAAAACATCGTAAAAGAATGTGCTGAAATGTACTCATTACCTATATGTGATTGTTGCTTTAATTTCTACTCTCCATCAAATCCGACAGAATTATCTAAGTATTGGCAAAGTGACAATTTACATCTAAATGCTGACGGGCATCAGAAACTGATTGATAAATTAGAGGTAACGCTAAACACATTGGATTATTACAAGAGCTAGTTAATTAACGAGAACTATAAGGTTACGCACAACGGACAACAACGTCTGGGAGCCGGGTGTGTATGGCTGGGAAGAGGTATAAGGGGACACGTCAATCCGAAAGATAAATGATAATGTCTGTAAAGGAGGACTAAAAAATGGAACAGATTATTAGTTATGTAAAGCCAGAACTGGTGGTAGTATCTATCGCACTTTATTTTTTGGGAATGTGGATGAAAAATTCCAAGAGAATCAAAGACAATGATATTCCTATTTTTCTCGGTATAGTTGGAATTATTATTTGCGGAATGTATGTGATTGCAACTTGTGATCTGTCTGGAATGCAGAATATTTTTATGGCACTGTTTACGGCTATCGTACAAGGCATCATGGTAGCCGGACTGAGTACATACGTCAATCAGATTATCAAGCAGATTGGAAAGGATGAATAATCATGGCAACAAGTACGATTAATATTATTGTAATCTGCGTCTTTCTACTTCTGGCAATGAAGATTTCAAACAGAAAGGACAAATAATGCTTACACCAGAATATCTCTTTGATGTGACCGAGGGTGCGGAAAAGATAACATCGGATATGCACAAGAACATCATGGACATGATCGTTGAGCGTATAATGGTACGCATAGGTCGTGGAGAAGATTATATGCTTACAGCTACGGACAGGTGGCAGATACAGGTGTTACAGGAATCCGGCTACTTATTGGAAGACATACAAAAAGAGATTGCTGACAAAACGAAGAAGCAAGAGAGAGAACTCAAAAGCGCATTTGAAGAAGCCGGCATAAAAGCTATCGAGAGAGACGATGCGATATATAGGGCGGTAGGACTATCACCTACGCCCTTATTGCAATCTCCGGCATTGCTTAGAATACTGGAAAGAGATTATAACGCTACGTGCGGAGAATGGAGAAACCTTACACGAACAACAGCAGATGAAGCACAGAAGCTGTTTTTAAAAGAGGTTGACACAGCTTACCGCATGGCATCAAGCGGTGCCATATCATATACACAGGCTGTCAGAAATGCTGTCGACAAGATGATAAAGCAAGGTGTTAAAGTGTCGTATCCGTCCGGTAGAGAAATGAGCATAGAATCAGCCACAATGATGACTGTCCGCACAGGGATAAGCCAGTGCGCCGGAGCAATCGCACTAAAACGAATGGAAGAATTGGAATGGGATACCATCTTAGTATCTGCACATGTGGGCGCACGAATTGGTGATGGCGGTAACAACCCAACGAACCACTTTTGGTGGCAAGGAAAATTCTATTCCCGGACAGGAAAAGACAAGAGGTTTCCAGACTTCCGAACATCAACAGGCTACGGAACGGTGACAGGGTTGTGTGGCGTGAACTGCCGACACTCTTTCGGGTCCGGTGACGGTGAAAACAATCCGTATGCAGATATCAATCTGTCAAGCGAAGACAATATCAAAGCGGAAGAACGTGCGAAAAAACAACGTCTTATGGAAAGGCGTATTCGCAACAGCAAGAGAGAGATTCAGAATTTGCAGACTGCTATAGATGCAAGCGGAGATGATAAGCTTAAATTCGAATTGCAACAGATGTATGACCGCAAATCAGCGGTACTCAGACGGCAGAATAAGCAATACCGTGAGTTCTGCAAAGATAATGGTCTTAAAGAATATTCGGAACGTCTACGGGTAGCACAGTGGGATAGGTCACAGGCTGTGAAATCTGCAAAAGCAGCACAAAGATATCTTAATACGAAAGGTGATGTAAAATGAGTGGATTGACAAGAATGGCAAAAATGTGCAGAGAGTGTCCGTTTAAAGACAAGTGCAAAAATAAGCGGTTGGAGAAAGAAGCGTATCTTACTCCTGTTATCTCACCGATTATTGAAGATGTGGCATCACCTGTATTAAAGGCTCATGATTACAGAAATGTAAAGGTTGCAGAAAAAACGACAATCACTATTGATGTAGAGGACCTGAAAGAAAGAATGCGAAAAGAGATATACAGGCAAGCCGGAATCGGATTGAATTATGGAGCGTAACACATGGAACTAATAACACAGATACTTGCTATATGCGGTGCTATATCTGTTATCGGTGGTGCTGTTGCGGTGCTTTCCGGGTGGTACAAATCATGGAAAGCACCAAAGCAAAAACAGGACAACCGTATAGAACAGATTGAAAAACGAATAACGAACATTGAAACATCTATCACAGGGATTAATCAGAAACTTGATAACGATTATAAGAACATAAGGAATACGAGGGATGATATGAATCTATTAATGAGAAGTATGTTTAATTTGATCGAAAACAAAATCACAGGGAATAACATTGAGGGTTTAAAAAAAACTCGGGAAGAGCTTGTAAATGCTATGACGGACAAGAAACCAAAGGAATTATGAAAATATACTCTTTTACACGACCAGAACTTGACTATTTTGAATTAGAATGCAACTTTACATCGGATGAATTGAAACTGTTCCGGCTCCGTGCTAAAGCTATGCCTTTAGAGGACTGTGCGGAAGAAATGAATGTGAGTGTGTCTACGGTCAAGAGATTGAGTAGAAGAGTAAATGATAAGATTGAAAGGGTGGTATAGGCATGAACTTCGGAGAAGCCATAAAATGCATGAAAAACGGAAAGAAAGTTACACGCAATGTATGGAAAGAAAACTTTTTTAATGGGAGAAAACAGTTTATTTTTATTGGAAAAAACAAAGGTTTAACAACGAATACGTTTCTTGCAATTCTACCAGAAGAAGAATGTTTTTCGGACTGCATTATGAGTTACACACGAAAAGGAAGCTTTCAGCCAAACTGGACACCAACACAAGAAGATATGCTTGCGGAAGATTGGGAAATGTATCCGGCAGAGGAAACGGTAGTCGATGAAACGCCGAACATTACGGCAGATGAAATGATTGATCTAAAAAACCGTATCGGGTGGAATATTAAATTTTATTCTACCGGGGAAACAATTATTTCTGAGCACATGGACTATCAAAAACTCTTAACCGGGGCAGAAAGTACATATACACTGTCGTTTGTTGTCCCTAAAAAAAGTCTTGATGGTTTGTCAATGACAAATAAATGCCAAAATGTTATTGTTTCTGGACTTTTATTTAAAGTATATGCTTCTAGGAATATTGCTGACGATAGCCTTTGGCTCGTGACGGAAAGTGCCTTATCTGAAAAAGAATTTCACACAATTATAAGATTGGAGAGGTGATTGTATGATACCTAAGATTTTTAAAATAAGCGGATATCTCATAGACCCGACAGGCAGACTTGAACCACACCACATTAAGGCGAAAATGCTTTACGGCTGTGGATTTCCACTTGTAGGACAGCACATTCACGTACAGAAAGCAGAGATTAAGAAGCTGAATGAAAAGCATCCGCTTATGAGAGAGAACTGTGATTTGGCAGAATGCGAGAAGTATTTCAATGACGAACCGCCGACAGTGAGCAATAGAAAAGTTGAACCCGGACAGGTGTACAGGCACTTCAAGGGCGAGACAGTAAAAGTCCTGTATATTGCACAGGATAGCGAAATGCCTGGGCAGTTCAAAGTAGTCTATGAATGTTCTGGTGGCGTGTGGTGCAGACCTTACGGAATGTTCGTAAGCAAAGTAGACAGGAAGAAATACCCGGATGTCAAGCAGAAGTATAGATTTGAGGTAGTTGAGGAATAAATGCAAAAGGTAAATATTCTTGGAACGGAATACGAAATAATTAGAGAAGCGTTTGAAGAAGAAACGATTGATGGCTTTTGCGACTACACAGCGCATATAATAAAAGTCAGAAATAATAATGTAAACGAAGTTGGTGATTTTGAAAAACTTATGAAAAAGCAATTAAGGCATGAAATCATACATGCTTTTCTTGCTGAAAGCGGATTACAGGCAAACTTTGAACATTATAAACAGTTCGGACATGAAGAAACAATCGTTGACTGGTTCGCCATTCAGTTTCCTAAAATTATGAAAACATTTGAAGAAATAGGAGCATTGTAAGAAAAGGAGAATGTTATAATGAAAGCAATGTTAAGTCAGCCAATGGCTGGAAAGACAGATCAAGAAATTGTAGAAACAAGAGAAAAAGCAATTAAGGTTCTTGAGGGAAAAGGGTATGAGATTGTAAATACTCTTTTTACAGATGAATGGTACAGTAATGAATCTATGAAAGAACGTGGAGTAGTTCAGATTCCATTATGTTTCCTTGCTAAGTCCTTAGAGAATATGTCTCTGTGCCATGCAGCGTACTTCTGTAAAGGCTGGGAAAATGCAAGAGGATGCAAGATTGAGCATGATGCTGCGGTTGCTTATGGTTTGGATATTATTTATGAGGAATAAATAATAAGTGATACTTTTTAGAGACTTTAACGAACTGTTAAGGTCTCTTTTTTATGCGTAAAATGAAAGCATAGAGAACAACAAATACTAATTTACAGGAGGTATGAGTATGAATCCATATATGCCATATACACCGTACATGCCACAGGATGCTTATATGCAAGACCAGATGGCATTACGGCAACGGATAGACAACTTATCACAGGCTCAACAGCAATACAAGGCACAGCCACAGCCGAACGTGAACTGGATACAGGTGGCCGGGATTGACGGGGCAAAGAATCAGATTGTACAGCCGGGAACTACGGCTTGGATGATGGACAACAACGCACCGTACTTCTATGTGAAATCTGTAGACGGTGTGGGAAGTGTGACGTTTAAGGCTTTTGAATTCCACGAGGTACAGTCGAACAATCCGCAACCTGTAGCAGAAAACATGGACAACCGATATGTGACAAGAGAAGAATTCAACAAATTACTGGATACATTG